GGATGGAATGTTATGAAATGTTCGAAGGTACTGTACCTACGGCACGTTCATCTTACACACAAGAGGAACATAACTCTAGAAAGAAAGCCATGACTACTATGCAAGGCTTTACTGAAACCTTTGATAAAGAGGTAAGAGAATTTAGAGGAGACAGTGCATGGCTTGCTGCTAACGCAGTAACCAACTGGCTGCAACACAAGAAGCGTAGAACAATCGAAGCTACCATTGCTAATAAACTTATTGGTGATGCGAGCCGAGACTCTACTCGTGTGATGCGAAAGGCACTGACCTTAGTATAAGCGGATGACACAGTGTCGTATGGTTACTCATAAGAACAACAGCATTTACTGTGCCGATATACTAGCATACGTGTGGTGGCGTTGACTTTTAGTCAGACGAGACACCCGAGTGATGGGCGTAACCCATCTACAATCTACGACACCCATTAAGACGGTAGGATTATCTAGTCAAAGTCCGAGAATCTTATTAACCCACAAAGGGGTGTCACAATCTACGGGGAGTAGTAGGCATATGAAGCAGCTACCGAAGTGATGAGGTGTACAAGGAAACATATTCACGCTACTACTCCCCGACAATTTAATGTGCGGAGCCACGGCTAGACGGGCTTTAATGAGATAATCTTGGCATCTCTAACGCACAATTTAATATAGTGTTACCTATCCTCTGAGCCCAAGTCGGTCAGCATTTGCTTCGGCATCTATCTTAACGGGGTCCTGTATTGGTTAACTTCGACACTGTGAATCGACCGCAATCGAAGAGGTAACAATATATATTATAAAAAGATCTGTTTTTTACTTGACAAACATGTTAACATGAGGTATAATATACGTATGGCAAAGAAAAAAAAGAGTGTATCTATAGAAACTAATGATCAGAATTTTGGTGGCACCTTTAACGCCCACAAAAACTGGAGAAAACTTAAGGCTAAGCATGAAAAGGATGCCGCACATAGGGCTAGAGGTGGCAACAGGATATGGAAGCCTGAAGTATATGAATCCTCTGCTGGTAAAGGGGATAGTACTAGGAGCAGAGATATACCTGATGAGATATATGATATCAACTGGGATCTTGCCTTTGGTAAGATAACCAAGGAAGAACATGTTAAACGTACACAGCAGTACTGGGAAGGTGTAGATGACGATATGGAATGATTTAACTGACGAAGGCAGAAGCAAACGAATAGACTTACAGGTATCTTATGAACAAGAGATGCTAGAGTATGGTCGGAGTAAGTATTGGGATGAGTATAACAGAGCACCTGATGAGGGTATACCTGAGCAAGAGCTTATGGATTCCAGTATTAAGGAGTTAAGAGATACATATCAAGAGTGGATAGATAATATATGCTCTTCAAACGGTACGCCTGGATGGATACCTCCTCTTCTAGAGCTAGGTGCACAGAAGATGGCTGATATAACTATCAGGGCTGTCATACGTACTTGGTTCTCTAGTTCTTATTGGGGTTATGATTGGCAGAATGATAAGATCGTTCCACCTCTAGCACAAACTATAGCTATACAGATAGCTCAGGATTCTAGTGATATTATAGCATTTCAAAGAGCTAAGAAATCTAATAGAGATAACTGGCTAAAGCAATCAAAGTTTATAAAGAACTGGACTACTAAGAGATGTAAAGCCTTTGCTAAGAAGATGGGTAAGGTTCATAAGCTTTCTGTTAAACAGAAGCATGACTATGGACACCACATGTTACGCATAGCTGCTACCAGTAATATAATAATCCTAACAAAACATAGAATAAAACGAGGTAGTACTTTCAAAAGCTATCTCAGTGTTGAGTTTCATCCTGATGTTCTCAGAGAGTTACACCAAAGGCATGAGTTCTTACAAGCAAGTACACTGGTCTACAGACCTATGATATCTAGACCAGAACTACACACACTAAAACATTCCGGCGGGTACATACACACAGAACTTAGGAAACCTTTGGTACAAAAATATAGGTCTAATTATTTTGGTGATTATGCTAAAGAACAGAAGTTTTCTCAGCCTTCTCAAGAGGTAGTAGACGGTATCAATATGCTGGCTGGTACTGAGTGGACTGTTAATACTTCTGTACTAGAGGTAATGGAAAACCTCTTTACCAACAACACAGGGCTAGCGAACCTACCAATGTACTCCTTTGAAGAGTTCATGTATAATGCACCCTACCCAAATGATGGGTCTAAAGAAGACCAAGCCAAATGGTGCCAAGCAAGGGAAGAAAAGTGGGGTCAGTGGTATAAGAATGAGCAAGGAAGAGGGCGCATGCTTATACGACTTAAGCTAGCTAAGGAGCTGATACCCCTTGATTACTTTTACCACTCATGGACTATGGACTTCCGAGGCAGGGCTTACCCAATATGTGAGTTACTTAGCCCACAATCATCTGATATTGATCGTGGTCTGATATGCTTTGCTACTGGTGTAGAGCTTACCCCTAGAGGTAGGTGGTGGCAGAAGGTACACTTAGCTAACTTATTTGATCAAGACAAACTGGGCTTTGAATCCAGGGTCAAGTGGGTTGATGATAATTGGGAGATGATAAATGAAATTGCAAAAGATCCTTATGAAAATAGAGAATGGATTGATAGCTCTGTCAAAAAGAATAAGTCCTTTCAGAGACTGGCTAGTATTTTTGATATTACTAGAACTGATAATCTTACATTTGTCCCAGTCCAGATAGATGGCAAGTGTAATGGCAACCAACACTGGTCTGCCATAGTAGGTGATACGCCTATAGCTAAGCTAACAGGTGTGCTACCTAGTAAAGAACCTAAAGATTTGTATCAGTTTGTGGCAGATAAAACTACTGACTACTGTTTAAAGGCACAAGATCCTAGCGGCTGGCTAGAACAGTTCATGGATCACTGGAATAATTCTATTGATAGAACAGTAACTAAAAGATCTACCATGTGTGAGCCTTATGGTATTACTTTCTATGGTATCCAAAGATATATTAAAGAAGAGGGTCACCTTAGTTGGGTACCTAAAGATAAGCTAGGCGGTGCTATAGTTGAATTGGCTAGAGCAATCAAAGCTAGTTTAGATACATCCTTAGGTGGACCCAACACAGGTAAACAATACCTTAAAGAAGTTGTTAGTATTGCCAATGATCTCAATAAACATGTAGAGTGGACTACCCCTAGTGGCTTTAAGGTTGTTCACTATTATAATAAACAACAGAAACGTAGGTCTCTTGCTACTTTGTTTAATGCTAAAGAGCTGACGTTTTATGTTAGGACAGATGATGTTAATATCAGGGCTGCATTACAAGCTATTAGCCCCAACTTTATTCATAGCATTGATGCAGCACATTTGTTTCTAACTATAATTAGAGTCGCGTTCTATGGTATAACAGACTTTAGTATGCTCCATGATTCATATGGATGTCATGCCAATTTTGTAGACCTAATGCGTAACTGTTTACGGGAGGAGTTTCTCGATATACATTCTGAAAATTTGTTAGAAAAATTTAGGGGCGAAGTTGAGAAACAATTAGGAGTAAAACTACCTGATCCTCCACCACGCGGGGAATTAGAACTGGAAACGGTTCTTAAATCAGAGTACTTTTTTGCATAGGAGTTAACACTATGGCACATTTAATTGTAAATAATGAAGGAGATATGGAAAGGGGACTAGCTTATGCACTTAAATTAGCTAAGGTTCCCAGTAGTTGTAAGAAAATGAGTATAACATTTGCTACTCAAGGAATGATGAAGGTTTTTATTACAAATCTTTTCGAAGACTTTGTAGAAAACCATATACCAAGTAATAATGGATTGGATTTAAACATGTATGTACCAACTGAAAGGGATATAGATGACTAAAGTATTAGTGATAGGAGACCTGCATCTCCCTGCTGAACGAGAGGATTACCTTGAGTTTTGTAGAGGGCTCAGGAAAAAGTATAAGACTACCGAGACTGTATTCATCGGTGATGTCTTAGATCACCATGCTATATCGTTCCATCAGAAACACCCTGATGCTGACTCAGCTTTAGCTGA